CTGGTACTGAACACGGAACTCGTTCCCTGTCATTTGCAGTGAAGGACTCAGAAGAGACACAACACCCACAGCGTCGCGGTGGAACACAAATCCGCGAACCTTTGACAGATCCTGCGCGTAGTCAGGATTCACGTCGCCAGCGACATTTGTATATGCAGCTTGGGTGACGTGGTTGCTGGAATACAGAGGAATGCCAGCAACTTTTGCAGTTTCGCCCTGAGCGATTGTGCCGTTGCCACCACCACCGTTGAAGTCGGTGTTGATTGCACGAGACGACTGCGTAATGCAGTAGTAATCGTCAGGAGAAAAGACCGCATACATGTTGTCAATGCTGACATCTTTGGTTTCAAATCCAACGCGAGCGTCGAAGATGGCGTCAACCAACATGTCACCACGAGCTTGACGTGTTTTGGCGTCAAAAGTAGCAGCGTTGTCGCCGAGATCAATGAGCTGGCCTGTGCGGCCTGCGTCAATAGTTTTGGCAAGAGGCTCTGTTGTATTACTAGCAGCGGCGTAAAGAATACGCGCAACACGCTTATCAAACTCCACAGCTAAACTCCTGCCGAGCTCAGTTGTGTATATTTGTCGAATATCGTAAAAATTCATCAATTCATCGACCTGATAGATAGCTGCGTCAGCTACCATAAGGGCATCAAGTTCAATCACTCGCTGATTAATATCAGAAGGATCGTTACCTTGACCAAGAATTTGTGTGCCCGGCTGATGATATCTAGCAGCCATTTTTCCAGTAATTGGAAATGCGACTGAGCGGCCTCCGCGAATATTTCTTTCGCGAGTTTTGCCCTTAAATACACAATTGGTCATGAAGGCGTCCAGAACCTCGGAACTCCCGAGCTTCAGGAACATGGCGCGGTCAGCGTCAACGCCAGTTAGGCCTGGACCCCACGTAGAAGCGGCGCCCTTAATTTGGCCTAAGCGTTGCAAGGCAACATCAGGAGGAGTAGCCATGATTAGTTTTTTTAGAGAAAGTTAGAAATTGTCTGGTGGGACTTCTTGCTCACTAACTCAGGTTGTCCTCCTCAAAGGGCCTGGTGCTCTGAAGTGTCTTGCTTATAACTTACTAGAAGTCCGGCGAAGAGTGCAATATCATCGCGACCTTATTCCTATAGGCCTCGTCAACATCGTATAAACGTTGGCCTCTGTCATTACGTTTATTCATTGCATCAAGGACTTGCTGCTGGCTTTCAAACACGACCTTTGTCTCTGTAGCAACTCCGCCCCCGTAGAGCTGTGGCTCTACAACTGAGTCAGGAGCCGCCTGACGGGCTTGCATTGCCTTTAACGCCCAACTAATGGCTTCTTTGTTGCCAGAGTCCACGACGGCGTTGTAGTCAGCCAATTCCTCCGCTGGAAGATTGGACTTAGCCCAGCCACTCAGCTGATCAAAATTTTCTTGGCCGCCGACGCCATTTAGCAATGCTGTTGCATCAGCTTCAGTTAGACCCGCTTCGCCAGTGGACGGAGCGGATTGCGCCTTTGACACATAGTTCTCAACGACCTGCCGAGGCACCTTGAATGTTTCAGCCAAAGTGTCGAAATGCTCTGAGATGTCAGCGCCTTGATCGGCGTTCCACATCAATTCAGCAAGGTTGACGCCTTTCCCTGCAAGAAGCGCAACGGCTTCTTTGCCGTAAACCTCACTGGCCTGTTCAGCGGAATAACCAGATTCTTCAACTGCCTCTGGTTCAGCGACAGGCTCTGGTTGCGGTTCAGCAGATTGCTGCCCCATCTTTCGCTGTAGTTCGGCATAAGCCTTGGCCAATTCTTGCGGGGACTTGAACTTGCCAAGGATTGCTTCTTCTTCCTGAAGCTCTTCCTGTTCCTTGGCAAATTCTTCGAGTATGCCCTCTTGGCCAGGGCCAACCATCCCACCTTTTTCGCCTTCAGGAACAGTTAGTTGAGGTGAAGTATCGGTCTGGGTTCCTTCAACAAAGGGTTGAGGATCGGCCATTACTGGTCTGCCGAGTTCAGGGCTCATTGAGGTTGAGGTTCAGGGTTTTCGGATTGGATCTGAATGTTCTGAGCAGTTTGCGCTGCATCAGCCATGTTCTTGGGATCAGACAACTTGGACTGCATCAGCATTGCTTGCTGTTGCTGTTGTTGTGCAGCTTGTCGTTCTTGAGCAAGCTCTTCATTTGTCTTGATAAGACCAACCGTGTCGATCCCCATGGAATACGCAAGACGCTTAATCAGCTCAGATGGTTTTAAGTAGGTTGCTAAACCTTCTGGCCCCATTGTCTGACCAAGCGTTGTCGTAAACCTTACTAGCTGCTCCAAGTCGTTGCCACGACCAACAGCTGCAAGGCCGACAGTCATAACTGGTTTGACTAGCTCTTTTGGCAGCTTGGGAACTTTCTTTTCACGCTGGAGAATGTCTAGCTTGCGTGACACGTAAGGGATCTGAAATTCAGTCTGCAAAATGCTGTAAATCGACCCGAGGGAGTTCTCGATAGACAACGCTTGCAAACGGACCTCTTCGGCAGTTGTGCGCTCGCTATCTCTCACATCAGCCAACATAAAAGCCTGTGACAGCCTGGCTTCTATCTGTGTTTTGCCCTGCATTGCGACTTGCAGGTCTGTTGACTTTTGCACCTGCAAAGCCATCACATCATTAGGGTCTCCAGTTACAAAAGAGCCGTTCGGACTATTGGCAAGATTGGCTGCTTTTGTGACGCCAGATGGCTTCACTAAGAACAAAATCTTGCTGCTTGCAAGGCTGCCTTCTGCAATTGCTTGACACAGTGCTTCTACGGTCTGGAGATCCGCCAAGGCCGCGGCTTCTACATAACTAATGCCGTACATTTGACCGTCACTGCGCGTCATGCGTAATGGCAACCAAGGGCAAACATCCTCTGGAGCGCGACCTTCAGAACCAGGAATGATCTTGTTATTGACTTCTTGATGCCACTTGACTGTTCCTTTCTTGCCTTGGCCATTCCTCTCCCATTTCACATGGGTATAAATCCGAACGGTGTCGCCAGAATCACGACGCGGTACTGGCTGTGCAATGTCATCAATCAGGCCGCTGGTGATGTCGTCATCTTCTTCAGGATTCCGAACCATGTCCTGCACCTTTTGAGGCAGGGTTTCAATAGCTAGTTCTTCGCACGTAATTACTTCCAATGGATTGCCCATTGGGTCGCGTTGGCAGACGTAGCGGTTGAGGTGAAAACAACGCAACCCTTCTACGGATACATAAAGCAGTGCATTGCCACCAACAATGAGATGAAGCAGCGCTTCATGGAACACCACACGGTCATTGCTAGCTTCGATTTCTCGCAGTACCTGTCGTTCGATCTGACTTAGCGCTGCTTCAAACTCAGACTTTTGCTCAGGGGTTACACCTTGAGCATTCATCTCAGCCTCATCCAACGAGAACCGGAAAAACTGCTGCGTCGGAGGGAGAAGGGCCAAAAGCATACGGCTGGCCAAATTCAGACACCCTCTGGCACCAATTCCATTCCATGGGACGGGATACGTCTCCTTGGTATTGGCGACTGGCTCCGAGCTGGTCGGAATCAGATACGGAATCGTTAGCCGGGCCGAAGCTCGGCCACGTCCTAAGTAGTAGTCCCTGTCAGAAGCAAGGTCTTCATATCTCTGGGCAGCAGTTTTACGCATGATTAGATCGAGAGGTTGGGGCCACGGTTACGGCTTGAGCCACGAGCGACTTGAGCGGCAGTTGATGCTGCCCCTCTCCGAGCGGATTTGCCTTTTGTACTGGAGGCAGAAGGCCCAGTCAGATTTTGCTTTCCAAGGATTTGCAGCGATGACGAAACCGCTTGGCCTCTTGACCGAATCCCTCCAACTTTTACGGCTTGAGCTGTTGCTAACTCCTCAGATTTGCGATTTTGTTCATTTTTAATTCCAAGCAATTTTTCATCTTGCTGTGCTTCTAGGCTAGTAACTCTATCTCTTTGATCTTGTTGCTGATCTGCAAATTGTTTTTGCAAACGGGCACTTTCTGCTAATTGCTGCGTTGCAATCGCGTTGCTTTCATCTGCAATCCGATCAAGCTCAGCTTGTGCGTCCCTTGCCTGTTGGTCAAGACGTTCTTGCTCCTTTTCGGCTGCGCGCTTTCCCGCTTGACGGTTGCTTCCACCACACATGATCAGACTCCAATGTTGAGGCCAGATCCGGCTTTGCTAGCCGTTCCAGCGGTGCTGATCTTGAGGCTTTTCTTTGGCTTCTTCTTATCCGTGACGGCAGCCGTTGTCTGAGCGCCTTCTGGCATTTCAGTTTGCTTAGCTGCCGTTGAGTAAGAAGCCATTTCAGCAGAAGCTAATGCTGCTGCACTGCTGGATTCTGAGGCATAACCAGCGGCGGTTTTTGCATTTGCCTCATCATTAGCTTGATTTAAACTTGCAAGATCATCGTCAAATTGAGCTTGCAAAGCAGCAGTCTCTTCATTTGCTGTATCAATCTGGTCTTGCAACGTAGATTGGAATGTAGCTTGATTCGTTTGCATGGTTTCTCGGAATGCGTCGAGTGAATCTTGCTGCCGTTTAATGTCAGCATCACTTGGACCTTGATAAACAATCTTTGGAGCTCTTGGTTGTCCGCCGCCACACATGATCGATCTCCTTAGGTGATGTTGAGGCCAGTTCCCTGGCGACTGGTTGAAGCTGTTCGGCCAATGCGTAGGCTTCCTTTGCCTTTGCTTGTCTTGATGCCACGTTCCCGAGAGCCAATCTCTGGGGCTTGCGCTGACTTCTCTGGTGGCGGAGCGCCAATCAAAGTAGACAAACGCATGGCTTCTTCTTGCAGCGCACCTTCATCTTCAGCAATCTCAATTTTTTGATCAGCAATTTTTTCGCGAAGATTGTTTTGCGTTCGCAGCGTGTCTTGCAGCTGTGACTGCATATCCAACACGCCGCTGTTCATTTGACTGGTGATTGCCTCTTTCTGCAATTCAAACTGTTGGTCAAAAGCCCTGTAATCAGGCTTAGTAATCGTTGCTCTTGGGGGTGATCCACCACACATCAGCTCAACTCCGGTTCAATGATCACAACACTGGTCTGTTGATCTTCCAGCTTTTGCGCAAGCCACTTCACAACTGATACCTGACCAGCGCGATACATGATCTCGCGATCACTCCATTCCAGCTCAGGAGCTCGATCGGGGAACTCTGCGGCAAGAGCAGCCACAAGCCTCTCATCGATTTGTGGGAGATAAGGCACTCTGCGCAGCCGTAGACATGACCATAGTATCTAAGCTTCAGTCAGAAGCACAGCAGTCATGTCTGATCAG